AATGCGCATTTTCATGCGTTTTAACGCATTCAAACATTAGTTGTATGTAATTATATGTAATTCAATTTACTTAATTATATACAACTTTTTTATTTTCTAATATTTTTTAATTATTATTTGGGTTTCTAGTATTTATACCATATATTTAAGATTATATGGGATATTACGAAGATGATTTAATGTACATTTATCAAATAGTTGAAAAAGAAGGGTTAAGACCTTTATTTGATAAACAGTTAGAGAAAATGGCTTATCAAGATAAGCATAGATATAAAACATCTAAAGAGAGATGGGATTATGCTCTGTATAGAATAAAAGGTGGTGAATCTATAAAAAATCAGAATGTTGAACCTAGATAATTTATTTAATCTATTTCCTCCTGAGGATATTTCTCAGAATGATGAAGTCTATGTAGATTTTACAGAATCTCCCACATACCATCTTGGGATGTGGAAAAAACTCATTCTAAATCATATTAATTTTAATAAAAAAATCTTACAATTTTTTAAAACTAGTTCGGATGAATTAAATATTGAGGATGTTGCCGAAGCTGGTAAGCATGTTGTATTTAATAGGGCTTGGTATTACTTAAAATTCATAGATTTAAAAGATGAAGACCATATAAAAGCAATAAAGAGTAATAAGGATGATTATTTAAATACATCTTTAGAACTTGGAATTAAACACTTCCAGAAAACCGAAGAATACGAAAAATGTGCCCATATCCTCAAAATATTAAAAATCTCCCAGAAATTTTAAATTTTAGTTTGGTTACCCAACTCCTCCCCGGTACCTTGAAAATACGGGAATTTTGAAAAATTAGGAATGATTAGGGAAATAGGGAAATAAGGGATGTGGGAATAAGGGTGGATGGGGCAATAGGTGTTCGTATATTATACCATATTAATTAATTAAATAAAAGTCATGGAGTTTAGAAATAAAGTACTAGTGGACAAAAGATTCACTCAAATTAAAGCTAAAACAAAAAATTTAGACCTTATGGTAGCTAGAGGTCAATCATCTCAACAAGATTTTCGTAATGGTTTAAAGGATCTATATGAAACAGTTGAAGATCTTGAATCAATCATTGAAAGAGAAACTCAAGAATTAAGAAACGGTTAAAATTAAAAATAAAAGTTATGAAGTTAACAGCAGAAAAAATCCAAATGAATTGGGTTGAATTCAATACAAATATTGAACAACATATTACCGGAGACCGTAAACAAAAATTATTGGACTTCTATAAAAAATATGAAGAGCGTATATCATTAATGCCTGCTTCACATAAAAAAGAATACCATTCAGCATTTCCAGGTGGTTATGTTGACCATGTTAATAGAGTAGTTAAGGCTGCATTATCTATGTCTGCTGTTTGGGAAGGGTTTGGAGCAGATATGTCTACATTTACCCAAGAAGAGTTAGTATTCTCAGCTATAAACCATGATTTAGGGAAAATGGGTGATTCAGAACATGAATCTTACATCCCACAAACAGACAAATGGAGAAAGGATAAATTAGGTGAGGATTATATGTTTAATAAAAAGCTAGCATTTGCTGCTGTTCCAGATCGTGGATTATTTCTACTCCAGGAACATGATATTAAATATACCTTTAATGAAATGGTAGCAATTCAAACACATGATGGTTTATATGATATTGCAAATGATAAATATTTAAAGGGGTATATGGTAGAACAAAAACCAAGAACATCATTACCTTTTATATTACATCAGGCAGATATGATGGCAGCTAGAATTGAGTTTGAAATTGAATGGTTGCCTAAGTTTAAGAATAACTTGGATGGGCAAAAAAATAATTTTACATTGGGTAACAATGGCAAGAAAAATAACGCTAATATTAAAAATAAAGCTTTAAGTTCCATTAAAAGTGAAGGTTTAAAAAATTTATTCGATAAATTATGATCATATCAGGTTCAACTATATTTATAATACTTCTTTCAATAATTGTACTTCTTTTAGGGTTTACAACTCTAAATTTACTTAGAAAAAATGAAAAAGCAGAAGACATTGTTGTGGGTTATCTTACATATCTAGATCAAATATCTAGAGTAATTGAGGCAGCAGATACTAAAATTAAAAAAATTGATATCAAAGGTTCATTTGAATCCGATGATGAAATAGGTTTTTTCTTCAAACAAATCAAAAAAGTACAAGAAATTTTAAATGAATTTCAATTGAAAAAATTTAAATAATGGATGAGATAATAAGAAAGCATAAAGCTCAAAAGCAGAGCAGAGTATATTTTACAAAAGAAACAGAAGCCGCGATTGTTAGTTACAATCGCTCTTCTGATCCCGAAGAACGAAGTGATTTATATCAAGATAGTATACATTGGGCCTTTTATAAATTAACAGAAAATATAATTCACACATTCAAATTTTATTATACTGATGGGGTTGAAAATTTAGAGGATCTTCAACACGAAATAATTACATTTTTATTATCTAAAATACATAAATTTGATCCTACTAATGGAGCTAAAGCTTATTCATATTTTGGCACCATCGTTAAAAGGTGGTTAATAGTTTATAATCAAAAAAATTATGGGAAAAAAATTAAAAATATCTCCATATCAGATTTAAACCATTATTCTCAATTAGATACTACAGACCCAGCTTTTATAACCTCTAAGAGGGTTGAAGATGACGTTGCAAATGTTGTAGCTAATGAAGGATTTAGCGATGTAACAGCATCTAAAATACCTAAAGATTATAAATATGAAGACCGTTTATCTTTATTTGTAGACCAATATGTAGAATATTGTACTGATAGAATATATGAATTATTTCCTAAAGGTAATGATGCTACCATAGCAGACGCAATTTTAGAATTATTTAGAAAAAGAGATAATATTGATGTTTTTAATAAAAAAGCACTTTATATTTATATTCGTGAAATGGTTGATGTTAAAACACCAAAAATTACTAAAATAGCAAATAAACTATATGGCATATTTAAAGTAAAATATTTATTTTATTTAGAACACGGATATTTTCCTCCAAAATAGTTTTAAAAATATATATTTATAACCAAAAATTATGGGACAATTAGATTCATTAGTTTTTGGTAAAAAATCATTTTCCGATATATTGGAAGAAATTTACCAAAATCAAAAAAAGAGAGATGCTCAAGTAATAGCATTAATATCAGAATTAAAACCACTAGTTCAAGAAATAGGTGATGCAACTCTTATAGTGCCGCTTATTAAAGAATATATGGAGATTGGGGTTAAAAATGATGATGCTTTAATAAAAATGGCAACTATAGTACAAAGAGTACTACAAAATGAAGGAAGTGGTGACGCATTACTCATTACCGATGAAGAAAAACAACAATTATTAGCTGAAATGGACAAACTTCAGTTAGATAAATAAGCATAAAAATGGCTCTATTATCAACTACTTTAGCATCATTTACCCCAACAACAACAGCTCAATCTGTTAAATCTGGGGTTTTTCCTGCTCGAGTAAAATTTGCAATGGTAGATGATACTCAACAAAGTCAAGTATTTTTAGATTTTGGGGAATGGAGTTCTATAGGTTGTATTTTTTTCGATAGATTAAATAAACCTAACCCAAATCCTCAATTCACATCAGATAATTTTGCAAGACCTTTATTTCCAAATAATTCTAATATACCCCTTCAAAACGAATTAGTATATATCATGGCTTTGCCTAACAGTAATGTCCAATCTGATGTTAATGAAGTAGCATACTATTATTTTCAAGCAATTAATATATGGAATAGTACACACCACAATGCTATACCTGACCCAGTATTTGGAGACGCTAATCCAGAATCACAACAAGCAGATTATCAACAAACAGAAGCAGGATCTGTAAGAAGAGTAACTGATGGTGGGACTGAAATTAATTTAGGTGAAGATTTTAATGAAAGATTAGAAATAAGAAATCTTCAACCATATTCTGGAGATTTAATATATCAAGGTAGATGGGGTCAAACTTTTAGATTTGGGTCTACATTACAAGATGCTAACATACCTAATCCTTGGTCAGATGCTGGTGAAGATGGAGATCCTATTACTATTATTAAAAATGGTCAACATGAAGAAGATACAGAACCTTGGGTACCTCAAGTTGAAGATATAAACACAGATTTATCTAGTATTTATCTAACATCAACTCAAAAAATACCCATTGAAGTAGCTAGTAGTAATTATAAATCATATGATTCATCCCCTGAAGCTGCACCCGTATTCGAAGGAGAACAAGTAATTATAAATTCAGGAAGATTATTATTTAACTCAAAAACCGATAATATATTATTATCATCATTTGATACTATCAATTTAAATTCAGTTAATAGTGTAAATATAGATTCACCAAAAACAGTTATTCAATCCCCAGAAATATTTTTAGGAGATAAAAGTGCAACAGAACCTGTAATATTTGGAGATAAATTTTTAAATGATTTTCAAAGTTTATTAACATCATTAATTGGGTTATGTGGGGCATTAGGTACACCTATAGGAGCAGGACCACCATTTGTAATAAATGGAGCTATTCCGGCCCCGGCAACAGAAACACTTGTTAAAGCTCAAAATATGTTAAATAAGATAACATCTTATAAATCTAAAATAAGTAAAACTAAATAGATGTCAGCATTATCAAAACTTTTTGTTTCAACAATATCTAAAGTAATTAAAAATACTACTAAGTTTGAAATAACTATTGATGATTTAATAGAAAGATTTAAGGAATCATGTCCTCCTAAAGATGAATTATTACAAATTGTAAAGCAAAAAAACCAAATCCAAACAGCTTTATCTCAAGTATTAGATACTTTTGCAAAGATTCAAACGACAGTAGATATTACAACGGGTATAGTAACAGCTGTAAGTGTTGCAGCCAAGGTTATAACAGTAATACCTGCACCACCCTTTTTTCCATCTGGTGTGCTAGCTGAAGGTTTAGATTTATTAAGCAATTTATTAAAATCAGCAAAGGGATCGTTAAAAATAGTTCCAGGAGCTGCAAAAACTATAACATCTGCAGCTCAAAAAATTCTTGATAAATTAGCTATATTAGATGGAGTATTAAATGTGTGCCTTGAAGAATTATTAAATGATGAAAATATGGCATGGGATCCTGCTAAAACTTACGGAACAGGTAATGTTGTTACCTTTGGTAATAATACAGGAGATGGTAGTGGTGATAGTAGTGGTGGAGATGGAATTAGTTATTTTAAATCTTTAATAGAACCAAATTTAAACATATCCCCAGTACCAGTAACTGTCCCCCCATCTTGGACATCTTCAACATTAGTAGAAGCAAGAATTAACTTAGGAACTGAAATAGGAAATGTAGCAGCTGAATCCGGACCTAATGTTGATGTCAGTCTTAATAAGGCTGAAGAAGATATTTTACTTGATAGATTAAATGCTAATTCTCTTGATCCCTATAGATATCAAAAAACAGGTTTTAGTAATGCTGATTGGCAGTTTACAATTGAAGTTAATCAAAATAATGAGTTTGAATTTCCCCAAAGAAGAATAAGAGCAGAAAATATTAACCAATATGATGGTAACCCTTTTAAAGGAATTGTAGTATATAATATATTTGGTAAAAAATACTCATATAGTTTATCAGTACAAGTACTAATCCAGGAAGCTCAATTTGTAATTGAACAATTATCTGTGCAATGGTATAAAAATAATAATACTAACCTTTCATATAACCAGGGAGCAGAGAGTGTTGTTAGTATAGATACTGTAGATAATGATACTGTTGTTAATTTAGAACCTATTAGATTTATAGCTGATAATTTAGAATTTAATAATACTGAAACTAAAAAAATATTAATTCCAACAAATTTAAATAATCCGGCATTTAATATAATTCAAGGTAGGATAGTAACAACCCAAGTATCTCAATCTATAGATATTTTATTAGACTCTGGAACATCTGATTTTGGGGGTGGTGTTGGTTTAGGTAATTTTAATAATAACCAATTACCACAAATAGTAGCTAGATTCACACCAGATGCAATTAAAACCTGGGATCCTAGTACATACCCAGATTTAACAAGATTCAAAATAACCTCTACCAATGATAATTTAATACAAAAGTTTACTTATAATGCTATAGGTTCTTATATATTTAAACTTGAAATAATAAATCAGTCAAATATAAATGGATCCGTAGGAGGTAAAGCTTATTTGCGGATAGTGTCATAAAAATTAACCAATATAATATTTATAATAAAAAATGAAGTCATCACAATTAAAGGTAATAATTAAAGAAGCAGTAAGAGAAGCAATTCAAGAAGAATTGAAGGATATTCTATTAGAAGCTGTCAAGACTCCTAAAGTTCTAACTCAACCAACTTATGCTCAACCAGCACCGGTTGTAGAGCATCAACAGTCCCAACAACCAGAAATGAGCGCCGAAGAAAAAAGAGCATCATATGCTAATATTTTAGGAGAAACTGGAGCTCAATTTACATCCGCAAATGTCCCTCAATCTTTTGCCCCTAAACCAGGTTTTGATACAAGTAATGGAACACTACCAACAGGAGAAGTTGATATGTCAATGATAGCAGGCTTAATGAAAAAATAATGGCTAGAATAATTCAAAGTAAGTACCCAATAGATTCAATTGCTCGAAGAGCAGTAGGGTTTTCACTTCCTTTTAATGGCCCCGCAGTATTTAATCCAACGTTTACAACAAGAGCTCAAACTAAGTCAAATTTAATTAATTATTTATTAACTAATAGAGGAGAAAGAGTATTTAATCCTAATTTTGGAGCAGATTTAAGAAATTTAGTTTTTGAAAATATTTTAGATCGTACAACAGATGAATTGAAAGAAAGAATTCAAAATGATATTAACAACTATTTTCCAAATGTTGTAGTTGCAGAAATAAAATTTAATAACCAACCAGATAACAATACTATTAATTTTACACTAACATATGATATTGTAAATTTTGGTATAACTGATGAAATAAACATACTACTACAATAATGGCTGATTTAAAAAGAGACATAAGGTATATTGATAGGGATTTCAACCAATTTAGAAATGCTTTAATTAACTATTCTAAAACATACTTTCCTGACACATTTAATGATTTTACAGATACATCTACAGGTATGCTATTTATGGAAATGGCTTCCTATGTGGGTGATGTTTTATCATTTTATTTAGATAACCAAATACAAGAAACATTTATACAGAAAGCAAGACAGCAGGAAAATTTATATCAAATGGCTTATTTATTAGGATACACTCCTAAAGTAACGACAGCTGCTAGTGTTAATGTAGATTTTTATCAACAAGTACCTGCTATTCAAGTAGGGGGAGAATATGAGCCTGATTTTAATTATGCTATGATTATTCCTGAAAATACACAAATAACTTCTAATGTAAATAGTTCACAAAAGTTTTTAATAGAAGATGTAATTGACTTTTCAGCATCTGGATCTTTAGATCCAACAACCATATCAGTTTATCAAATAACTGGTACTACCCCAACCTATTATCTTTTAAAGAAAACAAGAAAAGCAATATCAGCTACAATAAAGACAACTACACTTACATTTGCTGCCGCTGTAAGATTTGATGAAAGAATTCTTAATGATACTAATATTATAGGCGTATTAGACGTGAAAGATTCAGATGATAATACCTGGTATGAAGTACCAAATATGGCGCAGGAAAACGTATTTAATTCGATTAGAAACACAAATGCTAGTGACCCAACATACAATCTAGAAGTAGATGCCCCATATTTACTTCAATTAAAACAAGTTCAAAGAAGATTTGTAACTAGATTTTTAGATTCAGGATCTTTACAATTCCAATTTGGGGCAGGTTCTACAAAATCTAATGATGAAGATATAGTACCAAATCCTGATAATGTAGGTTTAGGTTTATCTTTTGAAAGAGATCAACTTACAACAGCATTTTCACCTTTAAATTTTGTTTTTACTAATACCTATGGGATTGCTCCTTATAATACTACTTTAACAGTAAGATATTTAACAGGTGGTGGTGTAACTTCAAATGTAGACTCTGGAACATTAACAGTTTTAGATGATACTAATTTTACATTTATAAATCCAAATTTAGCAAATACAGCTTTAGCAAATCAAATATTCCAATCAGTATCTTCAAATAATGTTATAGCAGCTGATGGAGGTCAAGACGGAGATACAACCGAAGAATTAAGATTAAATGCTGTCGGTAATTTTCAAAATCAACTAAGGGCAGTAACAAAAGAAGATTATTTAATTAGGACATTATCTATGCCTTCTAATTTAGGTACTATAGCAAAAGCACTTGCTATGCCTTGTAAAATAGCAGATTACCAACCAGGTGAATTACCAACAATTTTAGATTTATATGTTTTAACATATGATGCTAATAGTAATTTAAAAACAGCATCTCCTCTAATTAAAAGAAATTTACAAACTTATTTAGCAGAATATAGAATGATTAATGATTCTATTAAAATTAAAGATGCTTTTATTATAAACATAGAAGTAATATTTGATATAATAGTATTACCTAATTATAATAATAGTGAAACAATTACTAAATGTATTGACTCTATGAGTGATTATTTCAACTTAGATGATTGGCAATTAAATCAACCTATAATATTCTCAAATTTATTTGTATTATTAGATAAAGTAGAAGGTGTTCAAACAGTTAAAAATGTTCAAGTTAATAACTTAGCAGGAGAAGCTTTAGGTTATAGTGATTTTGCCTATGACATACCAGGAGCTACAATTGATGGAGTTGTTTACCCATCAATAGATCCTATGATATTTGAAGTTAAATTTCCAAATACAGATATTAAGGGTAGAGTAGTACCATTATAAAAATAAAAAATTATGGCAAGAGGAAATAATTCAATACCAAATATTAAACCAGCATCAGGTGCAGCTCCTGAAGAAAAATCAAGAACATCCCTAAAAGATAGTTTTAACCAAACTAATTTAGATTTAGAAAATAAAGAACCACTAGGTGGTCCTATTAATACTGACCCCGTTACTATAAATGGTGTTGAATTGGGTGGTTTTTCAGCTAAATACTCCCCAACTGAACCCTATATTCAAGATGGTAATCAAAAATCATCTTTAGTAGCAGTAGAACCCGGGGGTGATGTTACGGATTTAGGAACATTAAAAGTAACAGCTTTAGATGTAGCATCAACCGAAGCTGGAGTAAAGCAAGGTGCTGAGGGTGGACCTAATAGAACAAATTCTACTAACCAATTTAATACAGTTGGAAGTGATGGTACTTATCAATTAACAAGCTACCCGGATACACGAAATAATTTTACTCCTACACCTAGTAATGGTACTCCATTAAAAGATAGAGATGGTAAAGATGTTCCAAACCAAGAACTTCAAGCGTATTCTCCTGATAGGACCTACATGGATTATATGATAGAACAAAAATCAATATTATCAGATAAAATATAAAACATGGCTATATATAAAATATTTCCCGAAAAAGATGCTACTATGTATAGCGAATTCCGATCCCAAAACACGGGTAGAGATCAACTATTAGAAGCAAAAACTTATTTATCAAATGCAAATGCTCAAGTTACTAGATATTTAGTAAAATTTGCTACAAATGAAATTACAAATGTTATATCAACTAAAATAGGGAATGGCACTTCAGAATGGACAGCATATTTTAGAAACTTCCATGCTGTAGTAACAGGTTTAAATTTAGACCAAAAATTAGAATTCTTCCCAATATCTGGAAACTGGGCAATGGGTACTGGAAAATTTAATGATGTCCCTAAAGTAGAAAATGGTGTAAGTTGGGAATGGCAATCTTATTCTGGTTCAAATGCATGGCCCATCTCTAATTTTCCAATTTATGTAACAGCTTCTTACTCAGGTAGTACAAATACAGGAGGTGGAAATTGGTATACAGGTTCAAATTTAACTTTAGACCCAATAACCCAATCTCAAACATTTGCATATTCAGATACAAAAGATATTATAGTTGATGTTAAAAACACAGTAGAAACTTGGTATAGTTATTCACTTAATGCAGCTGAAGGATTTCCTAATGAAGGATTTTTAGTTAAAAATACAGAATCTGTTGAATGGATTAATAATCCAAATTCAACTACAACGTTTAAATATTTTTCTATTGATACTAATACTATATATCCTCCCCAATTAGAATTTAGGTGGAATGATTATACTTTCAATACAGGATCCTCAAATAATGTTGTTTTACCACAAGTTGAAAGTTTTATCTCAATATACAATAATCAAGGAACTTACTATTCACAAAGCATTCCAAGATTAAGATTTGCAGCTATGCCTAAATACCCAGATAGGGTATTCTTAACAGCATCATTATATGGTACAAATTATTTTTTACCTGAATCACAGTCTTTATATGCTATAAAAGATACAGATACTAATGAATTTGTAATTGATTTTGATACAGATTACACTAGAATAAGTGCGGATGCTACTTCAAGTTTTTTTGATTTATATTGTAATGGTTTAGAACCTGAAAGATATTATACTATTTTAGTTAAAACTACTATAAATGGTACTGTTAAAGTTTTTGATGAAAATATAATGTTTAAAGTAGCTAAAGGATGAGCACTAGTAAAAACATAAAAATACAAAGAACAGTTTTTGATAAAGATAAATTTAATGAAACTGTAGATACTAATTTTACACAGTTAGTAAATGTAGTTGACCCATCTTTCTTTGATCTAAACTTGGCTACGTTAGATGATTTTTGGAACTTATATCAAAAGTTATTTTATATAATACCTAAGTTTGGAGATATTAATTCACATGAATATTTAGCCCAAACTAGTGGTGAGTATGCTGATTATACACCACAGCAAGAAGAAATAGAATCATTACTAGAAGAAATTGCAGAATTGAGAGAAGAAAATTTAGAAGTTAGACAACAATTAGCAGATGTGATAACAGCTCAAGCCACAGGGTTGGCTGGTAGTTTGTCAAATGCACTTGCTAGTAATTCCTCTCCGGCATCTGCTGTATCAAATGCTAATAATACACCTACAACACCATAATATGGCACCAATAGATTATACTCAATACGACGAAGAGGATGAAAAGAGAAAATTTAGAGATATCGAAGAAAAAGATATTGATAGGAGAGAAAAAGAGATTAAAGGTGGATTCATAAAAATTCCTGAGGTTGAAACTAAAAAAGTTTCTAAAAAAGGGGTTATAAAATTACCTAACCCTGTTAAAATTCCAAAACTAGCACCTATAAGCCCTATAATTCAAATTAGTGCTTCTTGTGTTCCTGTTAACCCAAATCTATTATCTGATGATGGGTTTGAATTACAAGATCAAGAAATTATACCTCAAGAAAATATTACAGGTTCATTTCAACCTGGAAATGATTTAGTTGAATTTTTTATATATGATGCTAATAAAACTTTATCTAGTGTAAATTATAATTTTACAGAATGGTCTATAGGAAAAGATAGTGATAACACATTACTAACAGGATCCTACACTAATGAAGAAGGTATTGGAGTAGATATTCCAAATCCACCAACCTCATCTATTACAAATGCCTTGTCATTAGATCCAACAATGGATGTATTTAATTCAGGTTTTGATTCAGGTCAGGTATTTGCTACTTACAATTTTATTAATTATGAGTTAGGATCAACTATAGAAAACACATTTTATATATCTGAAATATCAGGGGATAGAACAGAAATTTCTATACAGTCAAATTTTATTGGTTCAAAAGAAATTGAGGATGGATATCAAAATCTTAAACAAAAATTATCATCTTCACCTAACTTTGATGAATTTTACATTAGCCTATTTAACAACCAATATCAAATAGGTATTAATATAATAAAATCAGATGATTCAACATTTGATAATCCTAAAATATTAATTAAACTATATGATGCACTTCCTCCTCAATTTGGAGTAAAAGATGAATTGTATGTTGCTACTAAAGTAGGTGAAAGTGTAGCTTATAAAATAAACTTTGCTGAAGAATTACAAAATTTAAGCGGTGGTGTTTGTTCTTTAGGACCCCAATATAAAACACAATCGGAATGTATAGCTGCAGGTGGTGTATGGACATTTTTAAATGCTAATTACATTAAAGGTCCTAATATTAATATATCATTACAAGATTTAGTTAATAACTCAACAGTACTACAATCTAAAGAAGATTTATTAAATACTGCTTCAACGGCATCTTTAAATAATGTAAAAAATATTTTAAATACAACAGGTGTAGCAATAACACCTGATTACTCTTGGAAAACTTTTAATGAATTTGTTAATTTTTCATCTGCAAAAGAAAGAGTAAATAATTTTTACGAAAAGGTATCTCAAATTCAAGCTTATGAAGCTGATATAGATTCAATTCAAACTACAGTAGCTAGTAACCCTAATGTAAGTGCCATATCACAGAGTTTAGCTAGTTTGCAAACTAACATAACCAACCTCATTGAAAATTTTGATGGGTATGAAACATATTTATATTACAATACTTCATCTTTATATGCTTACCCAAAAACAGGGTCAGTATATCCATTTGAATTATTACCAACAAATAGTACTACAGTATTAAATTGGTTAGGTAGTGATATAGATTCAAACGTATATTATGGCGGTATTATTAATTCTGCGTCATTATATGATGAAAATAATCAAAATTGGTTATACTACACTATACCGCAATATATTGTAGATAATAACGATAATGTAGATTATGTAACCTTTTGTAATATGGTAGGTCAATCTTTTGATGAAGTTTGGCTTTATACAAAAGCATTAAGTGAAAGATATAATACTACAAATGACCCAGATTCGGGATTACCTTTAGGTTTAGCAGCGGATGCTATTAAAGGTTTAGGGTTTGAAACTTTTGGAAACAATTATAATAATCAAGATAATTTTATAGGATTAGCAGGTGCTGATAATGGAGTATATGTTCCACCTACAGGAAGTGAATTAATTACCAAATATGTAGCTGTTAATAATGGCCAAATAATAAATTATTGGGATCCAGGTTATTCATTTGCTGATTATGTAGAAGAAATTGTTGATGCTGGTTTTCCGTATGCTATTGACAAAGTAAGTAAAGAAATTTACAAACGTCTTTATCACAATATGGCTTATCTTACTAAAAAGAAAGGTACAGTATCAGGTTTAAGACAATTAATTAATATATGGGGTATACCAAATACAATTCTTAGAATTAATGAATTTGGTGGTAAAAATAAAGATAATAGTAATGACTATGATTTATGGTATAATAGATTTAGTTATGCTTATACACCAGTAGCTAATCAATCACGTGCCAGTTCATCAGTTAGAGTACCATGGATGCCTTTAGAAAGAAATTACTTAGCTAATATAAGTGAAGATGGTGATAACCAATTTATAGTACCTGATGGGGTAGGTATGAGGTTTAAAACAACCGGCTTTCCATCTTCAAGTTTTGGTGGTAATTTTAGAAGCCAATCTTTAATGGTTAAGAAAACAAATGGTATTGAAGATACACAATTTGATTGGGGTGTAAGTTTAGTTTATAATGATTCACCAACTGGATCCTATAGTGGTTCAAGTAATAGTGATTATTATGATTATGGAAAATTATCATTTTTCCTATCAGGATCTACAGCTGAAGGTGGAACAAAACAATCCCCAGAAATATATTTACCATTTTTTAATAAAGGATGGTGGACAATTTTATTACAAAGAGATTCACACGTTACATCTAGTAATAATACTGGAAATGTAACATATACTCTATTTGCTGGAAATAACCAATATAATGGGGATGATGGTAATACGATAGGATGGACAGGATCAGCAAGTCTTACAGTAGTAGGAGCTGTTTCATCATCATTAAATAATTCATGGAATAGTTTTGGGAGTGATTTTGTTGGGGATGTTAATGGTGTTTATGTAGGAGGTTTTGTATCTGGCTCACAAGTTGGAGAAAGAACACTTGCATTTCCCGGAAAAATATTTTCAGGATCCCTACAGGAATTTAGATACTATTCAAATGCTATAGGGCAAGAAGTATTTAATGATTTTGTAATGAATCCTGAATCAGTTGAAGGAAATTCAATCTCAGGTTCTCAATCATCTTTTGATATAGTAAACTTTAGGGCACCATTAGGAAATGAATTAGAAAATTTATATACTTCATCTGGAAGTAATTTATATGTAACTAAAATATCATCCTCACATCCAGCAATTACAGGATCAGCACCATCTGTTTTTACTCAATCATTTATAAATCCTTTTGATTTTACAACTACTTCAAGTTATGATTGGATTGTATATGATAACTTAAATACAAGAACTTATAGTAAACCTAATTATGAGGTTTATCAATTAGATCAACCCGCAATTGGAATTAGAAATAGAGTATCAAATAAAATCCAAATAGCAGATGGAAATGCTTATGGTAAAGTATTATCAAGAGAAATAAGTATAGATCAAGACTATTTAATAAGTCAAAGTTATACTGAAGATACTACTAATTTAGAAGTTGGTTTTTCACCTCAAGATGAAGTAAATGATGATATTATAGCAACCTATGGTTTTGGAGTTGTAGCAGATGCTATTGCAGATCCTCAATTTGCAACATCATCATTAAATTATTATCCAAAATTAAGAAATGTAGCTGAAGATTACTTTAAAAAATACACAGAAGGTAACGTTTGGGATTATTTAAGATTAATTAAATATTTTGATAATTCACTATTTAAAGCTATTAAATCATATGTACCAGCTCGTACTAGTGTAACTACAGGTGTTATAATCAAACAACATATGTTGGAGCGTAATCGTCGCCCACCCACAACATTAAATTCATATACTACGGTAGCTTACTATGTAACAGGCTCACCAGTAACAGCATCTACAGATACAGGTGCGTTATATGGAACAGGGTTATACGGAACAGGGTTATATGGAGAAAATGGATTAGCATCATCATCATATTCCCCAAATTCTTTTAATAATATAATACCAATGCAAAATTTGGTGTTTAATGCCGATGTTGGAAATGTTGGAAAGGCTATATATAAAATTGAAGGTGGTGCCGCATTTGAAACAACCCCAACTGCATCCTTTAATAAAGTTGAAGAAACAGGATCTTTATATTATAGTCAGTCAGATGGTATTAATTTAGACCCAGCAACAACAAATCCATTTTGGGAATCAAGTCCAACATCCTCTGGAGGATTTATGACAGGCAGTAATATTTTTATTGGAGTAAATAATGATATTTTTAATGTTAATCGATTTTCTTTTGGGAGTACTTATTTAGAATCTACGAAACAAATTAGAAGTGCATTTAGTATTGAATTTAGTGAGCCAATAGGTGATATACGTGTATTTATTTCTTCTAGTGTTAGAGGTTTTATTTCTGATAATGGAAGTGGAGAATTTTGCACATTTACGGGTGTTGGTGCTAATGATGAATTAAATTCTATAAATTCAATCAGTCCAACCGATGGAGGATATTTACAGATATATCCTGAAGAAAGATTATTTTTTGGATTTAGAGCAACTGCCCAAACTGGAGTATCTTTCTTATTTAGATTCGGTGAACTACCAGAAGGAGATCATAGTAGTAATGGATCATTTTCAGGTTCTATTAGTAGTACTCTACGTCAACCTATGTCCCAACAAGGTTGGTTTAATTATGAAGAAACTATATCAGGTAGTGTTAGAACATTTGATGATGATCAAAAACAATTTTATAATGGAGAATATAGTGGTAGTGAGTTTGTAGTAGTAACTCAATCCCTATTAAATAATCCTTTCGCGTCATCAACACCTAGTGATACACCATACCACTTAAATGTTACAATGGATGCTGGAGATTTTGGCCCAACTTCAAAAGTTAACAATAACACAAGTTTAAATCCTGATGAAGAGTATAGTGTTCATATGCTGTTTATTCCAGTTGATGACTCCTCCAACTATGGTTTTGAAACTGCTACTAATGCATTAACAAACCCCCTTAGCCCTAATTATTTTGGATCAACCTTCAATACAGGTGCATTTTTTATAAATAAATGGGTAGCAAATCCTCAAGGTGGAACTGGTGCAAATGTTGATAACTTTGTTATAACGGGAATGATTCTTCCTAATAGTGTTGAAAAAATAGGAGTAAATATTTCAGGAACAATCCTACCCTACAATGAACAAGTATCAGATGAATTAATTCCAATGCCTAACTTTCAAAACTTACCTCCTGAGAGCAAGTGGCAAGGTATTCAAGGAGCAGATCAGAGTGGTAGACCAATATATGGAGCTGCAGAATCTTTTGATAGAGCCCCACAAGAAGCAGTAGGACAGCAAATGTCTCAATTTAATTTAATTAATCCTTGGTATAAATTTGAACCACTTCCAAATATGGTAGCAGGTGCTAATGGAGGTTATGCATCATCTCCCTTTAATGATGATCCTAGTGAACAAAACTCCAATGAGACTGAGTTTTTTCTACCAACTAACATTATCCATACTGGATATTTAGGTATAACTGGAGCAAATGAAAGATGGTATACTGTAAGAAATACTTCCCCAAATCTACAGAATTCTGACCTATCCAAAAATATCCTACCAGAAAATGTAAAAAATTATAATTATTTAGCTGATGGGTATTTTACCTATTATTACTATGGTTCTTTTAATTCTCCTCTAACCCAGGCAGGGATGCAAGAAGGTAATACAATAGCAATGAAAGCTATATTAGCAAACACAGATGTAGTAGGAGAGATTGCAGATGCTTTAACTTTTTGTAATCTTGTTTGTAGTGCAACTTCAACTTACCCTTCAACACAAGCACCAGGAATAGATTTAAAATTTAATTTAAGTAGATTCCAAACTAAAATCTCTGCTTCAAGAAGCACAATACCATCCCTAAATCAAAATATTGGAACTGGTAGTTTATATGCTATTGGAACTTCATTTACATCATCTTATTTTCATGATAATGGCCAATATGTTATACCAAATTTAATATTAAATGAAAAAACGTCGGATCCAATTACTGGGATAGTAACTAATAATGAAACGACACTATTAAATAATCCAAATTTTAATTTTTTACTTAATGCAAGTCAAAGTGGAAGACCTATAACATTAAATGGTATAAGTCAAACCAAGAGTATTAGATATACTCAATTAAATAGACCCGGTGGCTTATTTGTTCAAAAAAGTTCACCTAGCTTACCTATTAATGTGCTTGACCCATTAAGTAGTGTTTTCAATAATAATGGTCAAATGACTGGTTGGAATTATACAACATTTACTGATTTTAATAGTGAGTTAAAAGATGGAAATGTAGGTTTAGCCCATACAATAAGTGGATCACACTGGACAGTATCCTCAGCAACAGTTTCCCAATCTTTATTTTCAGCATCAGCAGATCAAAACAGTCAAACATTTATATTCAGTCCAAGCTTACCGGAATCAAGTAATTTTTACAATACACCATTTAATCCTTTAATTAATAATGCTACTTCTAGTAGAAAAAATACATACATTGAAGTAGTAGAATATGATCAAGGCGAACAAATACCTTCAAATCTCCCATTAATAATAAACAGAACAGCTCCAAAAGCATCAGTTCCTGATAGTAATTATGTCCAAAAATCATGGATAAATCCAAGATATGATGGAACTTTAATTGAAAGTGCTGATTACAATCAATACACACCCAAAACGTCAAGTATAGTATTTTTAAATGCTTTAAGTGGAAGTAGTACTTCACAATCATCATGGCCCGGTGATACTAGTTTTGGAGAACAAGCAGTAATTGATCATAATCCTATTTACTTTGCCCATTTTAAATCTTCATATAATAATTTAAATTTAGAAGGTACTTATACATTTGAAATAGATTCATTAATAGCATCACCATCTAAATCACTATCAAGAGATATTACAGATGGAAAAGATTCACCAGTAGTAATTAAAGTAGATGGTAGTGGAAATAACTTAACAGAAGTTAGGAGTACATTTGAATTAGATAGAGGAGTATCGGTAGCTTATGACTCAATTAAATTTAACGGTGTTAATTATGCTAATATAGCTACGGGAGTAAAAAAAATATTTCAAGGTTCTTTAGAATATGGTACAATCGGAGCATCAACTGTTGGAAGAACAGGTCCTTCTAATCAATTTTCATTTCCAACATTTACCCCTACCATGTCATTTGTATCAGCTAGTTGGGTAAATGGAGTTGGTAATAATTACCAAAAAGTATCATCATCTGCTAAATTACCAGGGTTGGGAGCACAAGCAGGTTATATAGTAACAGGGAGTGGATGTTTATTTTTAAAAGGAAATGGTGATTTTGGCCAAGCTCCTATGTTTACATCACAAACTGGAGCTGGTAATTTTTCATATGTTCAATATATATCAGGCCCTGGTTTAGCTATTATAAACACTTTAAACACTGCAGTAAGTGAATCAAACCCAGCAGCATTTGATACAGAAGCCGGAGGAACAATTGCATCTGGAAATGCATTAGTAGCAATAGGTATTCCTACAATATTATCTGGCTCAATATCTAAAAGACCGAATGGAGTAAATAATGAAGAACTTTATTGGAGAACAAATTTCTCTGCAAGCGGAGTTGGAGCTTATAAAGAAGTAGATGGTGCTTTACCATTTATAATAAAAGTAAATGATGAAATTGAATGTGTAATAAATGATCAAATTAACTTTAGGAGTAATGAGGATGTATTTTTTGATACCCAAGTATTTACAGTAACAGGTTTATCAGGATCATTTGGAGAAGCTGGTACAGATGTTGGTCAATTTTCATCTTCATATTGTGATGATCAACAATGTTTTTCAAGCAAAGCAATGTCTAATATAAATGGTAGTTTACGTAATGCTATAAAGGTTTATCCTGACCCATCAACTTTAAACATTGTAGGAGGTCAAATGGGAGCTTTTATAATTAGAAGAAGAGTAAATGCTGATGATAGAGTTATTGTATTTCAATCTCAACCTAATGCTTTTGGTACAGGTGAAACAACTGGATCAGGTGGTGGATATTTAATACCAAATGACTTTACACCCCAACAGAAAAGAAACACATTAACATTAATTAATCAATTGAAAGCACAAAATGCATTTAGAGATGACTCTCAAGTAATAGATCCAGGAAAAATTGGACCTCAAAACGCAGTATAATATAACTTGGAGTAGAAACTAAAAAATCATATATTTATAACTAAAATACATTTAATATGGGATATTTAAATAATCAGGTAGTGACAGTAGATGCTATCTTAACAACAAAAGGAAGGGAACTCTTAGCAAGAGGAGATGGTTCTTTTAACATTACACAATTTGCTTTATCTGATGATGAAATAGATTATACACTTTATAATCCAACTAATCCATCAGGGTCAGCATTTTATGGAGAAGCTATTCAAAATATGCCTTTATTAGAAGCATTTCCCGATGAACAACAAATGGTAAAATATAAATTAGCTACTCTCCCAAGAGACACAGCTAAAATGCCAGTACTTGACATTGGTTTAGCATTAGTTAAATTAGCACAAACAGCACAAACAACAATACAACCCCAAACTTTAAATTATTTAGGTAACAATACAGTTGTAGAATCATCAGGTTATGTATTTTCTATAAGCGATGTAAGACAATTTAGCTCAGTATTAGGAGCAGGGATAGATACTACACAAGCTGCTACTTTAAATGGAACTGTAACAAACGGAACGGATGTATCTAAAACAGTAATAGGAACTACACTTACACTAGTAGCAACTGGAGTTAACACATTATACGGTAATGTAGGAACAGCAACATCTGTTTTATATAGTTTATTAACTATAGTAGGTAGAGATTCAGGTGCAAGATTGCAAGTCCCAATTAATATTACAAAAACATCATAAAAATTAAAATATGGCTGGAGCATTTCAAACATTAGACCCAAGAGATTTACTTATAAGTAATGAAAATATAACCAATACAATTTGGTTAAATAATTCACCTACGTTACAAGCATATTTCACATCTTCGGTTCAAGTAGCAAGTACTACTGGACAATTTTATTATAACATTTATTATGGATCTCAAGCTACAGGATCAATACAATTTGCAATGGCTTATTGTGATGCTGATGGTAGTGGTAGTTTATTATATAATCCAAATGTTAATCAATTCTCACCAACAAGAACAAATTATGGTCAATATAGATCATTAATTGTAGGTGATGAAGCAAGTTCATTTGTATTTGGTAACCAATCAGCATCGTATTTTTATGCTTTACCTATTGAAAGATCAGGATATAAAGAACAACTTCTACCAGGAACAATGACATTATGTCTTTCAGGATCTGGTACTACTGAACGATTATTCCTTACAGATGATAGTAGATTAGGCGGAGCAGCTCAATTTTCAGAAGCTGGTAGAATTTATAATTTAGTATCAGGATCAGCAGGTACAGTTTTTACTGGTACTCAAGAAAGTGGTTGGACTGTAAATTCAGGATCATATGGTTGGTTTATGCCTGATATAGGTACATTATTACTAAATGGTCCAGCATTAGATGGAACTTTTGCTGATGGTGGGATTAATTTATCAATTGGTAGAGATTCTAACACAGCTAATAATAACCCAGAGAAATTACTTAATAGATTAAATGTAGCAGGAACTGGATTTACAAATGCAGGCTGGACATTAAATTCACAAGAACAATTATCATCCGACTTTGTATTCGTTAGGGCAAGATCAGATGAATTTAATTATTCAACTAACCCCTCATTTATTTCAGGTTCAACTGGAGCTGTTTTATTTGATTCATTTATTAACGACCCACAAGTGTATATTACTTCGGTAGGTTTATACAATAATAATCAAGAATTAGTAGCAGTAGCTAAACTATCTAGACCGTTATTGAAGGACTTTACTAAAGAATTACTTGTAAGAGTTAAGTTAGACTTCTAATGAATGACAGCATTCAAACAATTTACAACTAAGGATGTTACTATAACTCCATTTCACGCGTCTAAAGGATTTAACTTCTCAGGCAGTTCAATAACTGGATCTGATGTAGGTATTAATGTCTATTGGGGAAGAAATGTACCCTACAATGATGTTACTGATACTGATACTGGTTTTGTTTATACACAATCTGTTTCAAATGCTTACAATAGTGTAAAACAACTTTTTTACACAAATTTCTTAACCCAAAGCACAGGTGATAATGTTACAACAGCAAGTGTAGTACCGGGAGCTGTATTCCAAGATGATCAATTTATTGGTCCTACTAATGGTCCAAGATTTGAAAATTATTTACAATCAACATTAACACAATCAAGATTTATTGGTACTGTAAATTATCCTAAAAATACTAACAACGCATCTTTATCTTCGACTACAACAACAATATCAATCCCCCAAAAGTTATATGGTGAAAAAATAGTTCCAACAACTTTTGAATTTACTTATAAAGGTGATTCCAGATATAATAGTGTACTTATAACTGATGATGGTGAAGGAAATTTAATAAGTAGTTCTATTGAACCTAATGATAATTTAATAGTAGGTCAAATATTTTATGCCCAAGGTATAGCTGTAATAACAACAGGAAGTAATGGTGGGGATGAACTTAATCTTATAGGTAAAACTACTAATAATGACTTAGACCCAGATATTAGCAATCTAAACCTTAAATTTTCATCTTCTATAACTATTTTTGAACAACAATATAAATGTACAATTTTAGAAAATGAATATGGTTTTTCAACTAATCCTTCAATACTAAAAAATAATGGGGGGAGCGGAAGTTATAATGTTGAATATCAAGATTTTGCAACATCCTCATATTTTGACCCTTACGTTACTTGTGTTGGGTTATATAATGAAAACACTGAATTAGTTGCAGTAGGAAAATTATCATTTCCCTTACCAATTTCTCAATTTACAGATACAACAATAGTAATTAATTACGATTCATAATGAATAATTGGATATACCAGAATGAAGAAATTACAGACGTTCAACAATTAAAAAAAGAAATCATGGGGTTTGTATATAGAATAGACCACATTCCCTCAGGTAAATCTTATATAGGTAAAAAATTTCTTGTGTTTACTCGTAAACAAAAACTAGGTAAAAAAGAATTAAAAATATTTGAAGGTCAAAAAGGTAGACCACCTAAATTCAAAGTAGTATCTAAAGAATCAGATTGGAAAACATATTGGAGTTCAAATAAACATTTAGTAGAATTAGTTAAGCAAGAACCCGAAAATAATTTTAAACGTACAATTATTTATTTATGTGCCAGTAAAAAGGAATTAACATATTTTGAAACTAAGTATCAATTTTTACATGAAGTTTTAGAAAACCCAAAAGAATACTTTAACGATAACATCCTCGGAAAATTCTTTACTAAAGATTTCCAGTAGTATAGCTTTGATGCTTAAAATTAGTTTCGTATATTAACGGTACATGGTAAATGAACTATTAGTAAATCTAGTCAATTCTGTTATAGGAACAGGTAAACGAACAGCTAGGGGCAATCAAGCTCATAATTGTCCTTATTGCAACCACCATAAGTCAAAATTAGAAATAAATTTTTCTGAAAATAAAAAAGGATACAACCCATGGCATTGTTGGGTATGTAATAAAAAAGGTACTAGAATCTCATCCTTATTTAAAATAGTTAAAGCTCCATCTGAAAAATTTGATGAGTTATTCAAATTAATAGGTAATGAAAAAGAGTACAATGCATCAACTAAAAGTAAGATTCAATTAAAGCTACCAGAAGAATTACAACAATTTTCAGATATAACACCTTCTAATATTGAAGGCAGAAGAGCATTAGCTTATTTATTAAATAGAGGAATTACTGAAAATGATATAATTAAATACAATTTATCATATTGTACATCAGGTAGATATCAAAATATGATTATAATACCATCTTATGATGGTAGTGGTCATTTAAATTATTTTACGGGCAGGTCATTTGAAAAAGATCCATATATTAAATACCGTAATCCAGAAACATCAAGAGATATAATTCCATTTGAATTATTTATTAATTGGAATTTACCATTAGTATTATGTGAAGGTCCTTTTGATGCTATAGCAATTAAACGTAATGCTATACCTTTATTAGGTAAAAATTTACAACAAAATTTATTAATGAAAATTGTAAAATCAACAGTGCAGAAAATATATATTGCTCTGGATACAGACGCTAGAAAGCAAGCATTAAAATTTGCTGAACAGTTTATGGATGAAGGAAAGGAGGTCTACTTGGTAGAACTCGAAGGGAAAGACCCTAGTGAAATGGGATTTACCTATTTTACAAATTTAATCCAAAGTACATTTCCATTAACACAATATGATTTAATGGAGAAAAAATTACAACTAGTATGAGTAAAAAAAGTATAAAAACATCTTACAACCGGGTTTTAGAAATCAGTGAAGATGCAAAACAAATTACACTACCAGATTCAAGATATTATAGAAGAAATGGAAATTATTATCCATCTATAACTTATGTCTTACAATATTATCCAAAAGGTAAATTTTTCCAAGAATGGTTAAAAAAAGTTGGTTATAGTGCTGATTGGATCGTTAAAAAAGCTGGTGAGGAAGGTACATTAGTACATGAAATGTGTGAAGATTATTTAAATGGTAAAGAATTAAATTTTTTATCATCAAATGGTAACCCAATGTATAACCCATTAGTATGGCAAATGTTTTTAAGATTTGTTGATTGGTGGGAAACTTACAATCCTAAATTAATTGAAACTGAAGTACACATATTTTCAGATGAATTAAAGGTAGCAGGTACTTGTGATATGATATGTGAAATTGATGGTGAGTTATGGGTTATTGATTTTAAAACATCTAACCATTTACAAACAACATATGATCTTCAAACAGCGGTTTATGGCAAGTGCTATGAAGAATGTTATGGTAAAACTCCAGATCGATATGGTGTACTATGGTTAAAATCATCTAAAAGAGGACCTAAAGAAGGTGCCATGCAGGGTAAAGGATGGGAAATGTATGAATCTAAACGCTCACAAGAAGTTAATCTTGATATTTTTAATACAGTTAAGAAATTGTTTGATTTAGAAAACCCACGTCACAAACCGGTATTTACTGAATTTAGAACTACAGCTAAACGAAAGTTGTGATATTTATAACAAAACATTTATCATATGATATCATTAGTAACATTATTGAAAGAAGCAACTGAAACACCTAAAGCTATTATATTAGCAGGTGCACCTGGTGCTGGTAAAGGTTTTATATTAAAAGGTTTAGATTTAGGTGGTTTGAAAGTATTAAACATTGACAATATTTTTGTTAATATGTTAAAGCAAGCTAATGTTTCATTAGATTTAAAAAATGCTACACCTGAAGAAAGAAGCCAACAAGCAAAATCAATGGCTGCTGCTAATAAAGAATTTAAAGGTGATGTAGCTGATGTAATTTTTAAAAAAGAATCATTTATACTAGATGGTACAGCTGCTTCATTAAGAAATACTCTTAAATTAAAAGATGAATTAAAAGAAGCAGGGTATGAAGTGTTTATGCTTTATGTTTATACTGATTTAGAACGTTCATTAAGACAAAATCAAAATAGATTTGAAAAATCAGGTGGTGAAGATAGGAGTTTAGCTCCTGCAATTGTGTTACGTACATGGAAAAGTGTAACTGATAATTTACCAGAATATGCTAATGCATTTGGTGATAATTTTGTAGCGGTTGCTAATACTTTAGAAGGTCAAAAAATTGGGGATATAGAAAAAATAGTTCAAAAATATCTTAACCCATTTAAACCAGAAAATACTAAACCAAAATCACCAGCTCAACAGAAAAAATCTGATGAGCAAAAAGCAGAGTTAAATGCTCAAATTCAAGATATGTTAAGTGATGAATTTTTATATGATGTAATTGAATATACCATGTCAAAAGAAGAAGCACAAACGAGATTAAAACAATTTTTAAATGGGTAGAGTATTAGCAGCATATGGGGGTGGTTTTAAACCACCAACAGCAGGTCATTTCGAAATAGTTAAAAGAGCTCTTAGTAAATTTCCTGAAATAGATGAATTTATAATATATGTTGGGGGTAAAGAGCGTGATGGTATTGATCAAACTGAAGCTATATTAGTTTGGGAAATATATGAAAATTATTTAGCAGATAAAGTTGACATACAACCATCAGTAGCACCTATAAAAGATGTTTTAAATTTAGCTAAAGAGAATCCTCAAGATATAGTTTATTTTATTTTAGGTTATAGAGAAGGTAGAGATGACGACACAAGAGATATATCAGATAGAAGTAAACTAGAAGAAAAATATCCAAATCTTATAGTAAAGACTATAGGAACAGCTGATGCAAGTATGAGTGGTACTAATGCAAGAAAAGCATTAGGTAATGAAGAAGAATTTATAAAATTTATACCATTAGAAGTAAAAGAAAAATCAGAAATTTGGAATATTGTTAGAAAAGCAGTTAATGAAGAAATAGTAGGTAGTAAAATCCATTGTGATAACTGTGGTTGGAGTTGGGAGATAAAAGATGGTGGTGCTGATTTGTTTATCTGTCATAAGTGTAATCATGATAATACTGAATATTTGGAAAAACAAAATTTTGATCACGTAAATGAAAATGCTACCTATACTAAAAAAATAAATTTAGTAGATAATCTAGCAGCTTTTACTCAACATATGTTAGATAAAGGTATGAATATTGAACCGCTTCCTAAGTTAGAATTTGCAGATGGTGATAGCGAAAATGCTAGTCAATTTTTAGGCAAAACTGCGTATTACGACCCAACCTCTCAAACTATAGTACTATATACGGAAGGCAGACACCCTAAGGATATAACGCGTAGCTACGCGCATGAAATGATACATCACATGCAAAATTTAGAAGGTAGGTTAGGTGATATTACAACAACCAATACTACTGAAGACGATAACTTAAACGACATTGAAGCAGAAGCTAACCTAAAAGGTACAATGACATTTAGAAATTGGACAGATACAATAAATGAAGATAAAGATTATTTTGGTTTAGATAAATTAGTTAAAGAAATAGTTGATGAACCTAAATATAAAATATTCTCAGATATGGATGGTGTATTAACTGATTTTGATGAATCATTTTTAAAATATTCTAAAGGAATACCACCAAGAGAATATGAAAAGACATATGGTAAGGAAGAATTTTGGAAATTGATTGATGGAACAGGTAAGGTAGGATTTTGGGTTGGGATGCCTTGGATGGAAGATGGAAAACAATATTGGGATTATATTAAAAACTATGATACAGAATTATTATCATCACCATCAAGATCATCAACATCTAGATTAGGTAAAAGATTATGGGTTAAAAATAATATGCCTGGTACAAAATTAACATTAGCTCAAGCAGCTAAAAAACAAAATTATGCTGCTCCTAATCACATATTAATTGATGATAGAAAATCAAATATAGATCAGTGGGTATCACAAGGAGGAATTGGTATATTACATACTTCAGCTGCTGATACAATATCACAACTAAAAAAATTAGGATTATGAGTAAATTAAATTCAATAAATGGAGGTTATAAAGGAGGTTCCCCAAGGGTAAGAAGTGAAAATGTTAAAATTCCACCAAAATTTACCCCACAACCTAAAATATTAGTTAATGAATTAATCAATCAAATAGCTACATGGAAATTAGATGGTGATTTAACATCAGAAGAAATCCAAACAATAATAACAGAATTAAATAAAATATAGTTTTATGGGTAAAGTACAGGGGTTAAATAAACAGTTTACTGAAAAAGATGTAAAGCGTATGCGTAATCTTGTTCAAGGTAAACATGGAGAAAAAACAGGTCAGAGTGTAGGTTACGCTAAAAAAGAAATACACTATAAAGAAGGAGATATTTGGGAAATTGATGGTCGTAAGTGGACTATTAAGGATGGTATTAAACAAAATATAACAAAGTTAGATAAAGCAAAAAAAGCCCATTTAATGCCCTTATTTTGTCCTAATTGTAGAGCAAAACTTCATACTGATTTAGACAAACCTTATTTTAACATTCATAAAAAATGCTTTAACTGTGTTGTTGAATTTGAACACCATTTAAAAACATCCGGATTATATGAAGCGTATGTTAAAAAAATTAATAATGCTGACATTGATGGTGTTATAGAAGAATTTAAATTATTTATAGAAGCTGAATTATCTATATCAAATAATTCATTTATAACAGAGCAAGGTGATGTTGAAAAATGGGATGGAAGGCCTAATGCTGAAAAAGTACTAGAAGGTTTAGCTAAAACTATTGAGTATTTGCAAAGTATTAAAAGTAAATAAATCTTTATATATTTATAATTAAAATTAACATGAGCAATTTTGACCTCCATTCTTACTTTAAATCTCAATATATAAACGAAGCATATTCATTACCTAATTCTTATGAAATGGGTAAGGAAGAAGATGCTAAAATATTAATATCTAATATAGAAAAGGCAATTGGTAAAATTGATGATGGATTTGGATCTGGGGGGTATAATGGCAGAGATGGGTATTACCTAAAAGTATATAGTTTAAAATATTGGGAAGATAAAGAGGTAAATGCTGTTAAAAAAGCAATTGAATTAACAAATAAACAGACTGAAAAATATAATTTTGAATTTCACGATACAACGGATTTTGAAACAGATATAGATGATGACAGAACATGGCCTGCTTCAATATCGTTTTTTGTAGTTCCAAAAGAATCTAATGAATCGTTAAATGAATCATACGATTACGATGAAGTAGCACAATCAGAATTTGGTATGGACTATGACCAACTAGGTTCCGGTGAAAAAGAATGGGTACGTGATGAAATAGACAATATGTCTATGAATGAAATGGACATGAATGACCCAGTACTTATGAAAATGAGAGCTAATAAATCTGATATGGCTAAAAGGTTAGCTTCAATAGAAAAATTTGAGAAAGACCAAGAACAAAAAATACAAAATGCTAAACGAGGTGGAGCAAAAGAAGAGCCACTTAGAAAATTAGCTAATATAGGTAAAATTGCTTTTCTTGAAAAAGAAAGAGAGCAATTAATGAGAGACATGGAGCAAGAAGCCGAACCAGAAGGTGGGTCAATTGCTGATGAATATGGTAGTAAATTAAATCGTATTGATAAAGCAATTGCTAAATTAAAAGGTAGAAAAGAAATGACTTATGATCAAGCAATAGCTGAAGGTCATAGTTTAGAAGATAAAGACATAAAAATACTTATAAAGGCATTTGATACACTTTTTGGAAACCCAGATTGGAAAGAAAGTAGTGAATTTAGAAGAATTATCCAAAATTTAATAGACACTAATGATGCTCCAGGAATTCAAGAAATAGCAGAAACTATT